AGGCGGGGACAGCTTTCATAGACGAGGAAGATCGTGCAGGTCTTGCTGAAGGAGGTACGCTGTTTAAGTCTTTAGCTAAGCGGGTTAAAGACGTTGCAGAGAAGGGGATGGCTGCAGCAGGAGTAGCCGGAGGTAGGTTTGCTGAAGTTGATCCTAACCAATTACTGTGGGCTAAGGAGCTAGGAAAAGCGTGGGGTAAAGAAGAAGAGCTAGATGGTAAAGGAGATGCTGCTCGTCACTTAGCTTTAGGTTGGATTGCTCAAAACAATAAGTATCCTAAGGCTGCTAAGTTCTATATCGATGCTAGAGAAGTGTTTAGTTCTGCTCCTGAAGCTAAGATGGATCGACTTAATAACTCTATCGGCTTCGCACTTAAAGCCAAGACACAAGAAGAAGCAGAGAGAAGGATTAGGGACTTAGTAGAAAGGGGTAAGGTAGCCTACCTACCGCCTAAAAGTATGAAAGGATTTGCTAAAGGAGGAAGAGTACTTAAAGCATGTAAGAGTTAATAGCTCTTAGTTCTTTCTCAAGGTCATTATGGAAACCTTCGAATCTTCGCTTGGTCTCCTTAATGGCCTTTTTTATTACTGCTCTATCTTCTTCTGCAAAGACATCATCAATCTTTTCAATAGGGAACTCTGACACTTCCGTGTGTAGGTTCCCCTCTTGATCAACTACTACTGCAAAAGAAATCAAATTTCCATGTGTCATTGAAAAGATACTCGTTCTTGATTCCCACGCAGACCTGCTTTCATATAAGCAGTAGCTCGGCCTTCAAAGAAGTTCTGATGCTCTACCCCTAATATGTCATCTAGCCACGTTAGAGGATTCTCTTTGATGTTATAGTTAGGCTTTAGCCCCAGTTGTAGTAGTCGCCTGTCGGCAATATACTCTACATACTTACCCATCTCTTCTCGTGTTAAGCCTCGTATGTCACCCATCTCAAAAACAAGATCAAGAAACTTCTGCTCAAGATCTACCATATCTCTACAGGCTTGGTAGATTTCTTTCTTAAAGTCATCTGTCCATATATCTATGTTCTCGTGGATGAATTCTCTAAAGAGCTTTGTCATCGCTTCAACATGCAAGGATTCATCCTTAATGCTATAGCTTACTATCTGCCCCATACCTTTCATCTTTCCAAAGCGAGGGAAGTTGAGAAGGATAACGAAGCTAGAGAACAACTGTAAGCCTTCAGTGAACGCACTGTAGACCGCCAAGTTCTTAGCAATAGAACCTTTGTCAGTCTTAGAGATTTTTAGATCGTTGATGTAGTGATGCTTGTCTGCCATCTGTTCATACTCAGCAAATGCTTTATACTCTCTTTCAGGCATACCCACTGTATCGAGCAGTAAGCTGTAAGCATGTTGATGAATAGCTTCCATGTTTGCAAAAGAACCCATCATCATACGAGCTTCAGGCTTTTTAAAGATTCGCATATACCTATCAACATAACCTGCACCTACATCTACATCTGACTGAGTAAACAGTCTAAATATTTGTGTCAGTAAGTTCTTCTCTTCAGAAGACATATCCTGCCAATCCTTAACATCATTGTGCAGGGGTACGTCTTCAGGGAACCAATGCATCTGGTTCTGTTGTACATAATAATCAAACATCCAAGGATGATCGAAAGGTTTGTAATAACTTCTAGTTCCTAACAGGCTCATTTTTCTTTTCCTTCTTGTCTTTCTTTTCTTTGCTTCCGAATATTTTTTCCCAGTTCTTCTCGAACTGATCCTTGTCTATTTGGCTAGGTCTGCGCTTGCTACCTTTACTCATCTTTTATGAAGACCCCATTTTCATTAAGATATCCTTTACGATCTTTAATTTCGTTGTAAGCAAACTGTAAACATTCTTCAAACGAAACACCATATATTTCTGCAATGATAATAAGAACTACTGCGCAGTCTCCCACATCGTCACGGATGTCCTTGCCTTTTGCAAGGTTGTCTGCAAGTTCTCCAACCTCAGACACTAGTTTTAGTCCCTGAGTTTTTATGTCACCATTTTCTATTATGCGCCTATCTTTAGCCCACTGTATTACTTTATTTACAAGATCATCCTTCACAGCTTAAGCACTCCGCTAAATCTATTCGAGGTATTTTTACATTAACATTTTCAGCTGATCGAGCTGCGTCCGAACGTAAGTAATAAAGAGACTTAAGTTTGTTAGCTCCCGCCCAGTGTACATCATTTACATACTGCAAGTAATCATCGTGTACTTGTTGAGGCTCTGTAGCCTTTGGAGGTATAAAGAAAAGATTGACGCTCTGGCTTTGACAGATATAGTTCTGCCTCTGCTGAGCATGTTCTATAATCCAAATCTGATTTATCTCTATAGCCGTCTTAAAGACTTCTTTAATAGTATCATCAAGCTCTTTGATATTCTGAACAGAACCTTGTGCTTCTGTAATTTGTTTCCAGATTTTCTCACGTTTAGTATTATCGGGGAATAACTCGAAGAGCACATCATCTAGATATTTGTTACGAACTCTAAAGCTTCCTGAAAGAGTCTTATGAGTAAACACATTGGCTCTCATAGGTTCTATCGAAGGACTAGTGCCACCACAGATAATAGAACTAGAAGCATTAGGAGCAACAGCCAACAGGTGTGCATTACGCTTACCCGATCCAGAGACATCTGGAGCTTCTCCCCTTTCATCAGCCAAGAAACGAGAAGCCTCTTCTGCTTTAGTTTTAATAAGAGAGAAGGCTCTGTGGTTAAACGAGGTCGCATACATACTTTCAAAAGGAATCATATTCTTTTGTAAGTAACTATGGAAACCCATAGCCCCTAGACCAATCGAACGCTCACGGTAGGCAGAGTAGGCTGCTCTAGTATAGCCTCTCTTGTCTTCAAAGACATGCTTTGAGAATCGTTTGAAGTTAGCGCTGTAGCCACCCAAGCAAGAAATATCAACGATGTTAGATATAAAATGCTCAAGAGTATTATCAAGCATCGTAACAAGGTCGGAGATGAAGACATCTGATTTACTCCACTCATCAAAGCTTTCGAGGTTAACACTGGACAGGCAGCAGACTGCAGTACGCTCCTCGTTAGTAGGAAGAGTTATCTCAGAGCACAGGTTACTTTGGCGAACTTTTAAACCTAGCTCCTTCTGCTCTTTCGGTAGAGCCTCATTGCATCTGTCAATGTTAACTATGTAAGGCTCCCCTGTTTCTGCTCGAAGACTAATCAATTGAAACCAAAGATCACGAGCAGAGACTGTCTTCACAGCCGTATTACTCTTAGGATCTACTAGCCTCCAATCGCCATCTTCTTTAACCGCCGAAAGGAACTCATCATTGATGTTAACGCCATTATGGAGGTTAAGACATTTACGATTTAAATCACCGCCAGTAGTCTTACGCATAGCCATGAACTCTTCGATCTCAGGGTGAGAGATATCTAAGTAAGCTGCATAGCTACCTCGTCTAGTTACCCCCTGATTGAATGCTAACATTTGGCTGTCAACGACATGCATGAATGGTATAGAACCAGTAGATTTACTACCGTTAGCAGTATCCACACCATTACTACGAACATCGCCCCAATATCCACCAATGCCTCCACCTGCACTTGCAAGCCATATATTTTCATCATAATGAGCAGATAGCCCATGACGAGAATCAGGAACATAATTAAGAAAGCAGCTGATAGGAAGCCCCCTAGTTGTTCCCCCGTTGCTAAGGATAGGAGTACTGAACATAAACCAAAGATCACTAGAGTAATCATAGAGGCGCTGTGCAAGAGCGTAGTCAGTAACCCCCCTATAAGTCGCACCAAAAACTGAGGCACGAGCAAAAGCTTCTTGAGCATGGGTCTCTCCTTGCCAGAAATACCTATCTTTTAAAGTTTCTTTGGCAAAAGTATCTAGAAGGGTTTCTTTATCATAGTCTATCTTGATGCCAAGATATTCTTGTACTCCAAGTTTACTAGTCATCTAAAGCATCCTTCAATTTATTCAAGTACCATATAGCTTTATCAATATCTTGTTTGGTCTTACCCTTATAATTACATCTCCAAACATATTTGAAAGCTGCGCCACGCAGATAACCTTTAAATTCTTCAGGAGTTAAAGTAGCTTCCATTGCCTCGATACATTCAATAGAGCCAGTGTTGTAATGAGATGGACTATTAACAGGATCGTAGTCCGTTATTGTAACAGTACCGCAAAGTGGGTCATTCAATCCCATATCTTTTCTCCGTTGTGTCTCCCATACCTTCTGCCATTCTTCTGGCGTTATATCGTCAATACTACCTGCCATTTATTCTACCTCTTTATTTTCATCAAAATATTCTTTCTTAAAATCTTCACTGTCTCTATACTTTTTGTTAACCCATTCTCGTGGAAGTGAGGCCTCACTAAACCATCTAAAGCCGTTAGCCGAAGCCCATTCACCATGACTTCTTTTAGTACCATCCTTGCGTCTAGTGGCGTTTGGCATTGGAGCAGAAGGGTTGGCAAATAGGAATACTAGTTCGACATCTTTAGGAAGAGCCTTCTTAATCCATAAGTATTTGGAGAATTCAGCATAGTCCCAGAACCTTCCCTTGGCTTCGAGGAGGACTGTCTTCTTCCCTACCTTCTTAACAAAGTCAGGGTGATAGGTATGCTCTATAGTATAGGAAAGTTGATTAGTATGGTGCTTCCACCCTTGCAGCAATCCATTGTGTAGCTCATGCTCCCACAAAGAATCGTAAGTAGAAGGTACGTTTTTTTCTCTAGGACGGACTGCCCTTTTCCTTCTCAGTCCGTTTCTTATTTTATTCAATGGATTACTCCCATGCGATCTTTAATCTCGACATCTAGAGCATCCCTTAGAGCTACTATATATGGGAGATCAATATCATCTATATGAGCACTCTCTTCTTCAAGAAGATACATGCCTAAAGATATTATTAATTCATGAAGCTCAAGTTCAATTTCTTCCTGCTCTTTCGATTCGCTCAAGAGTAGTCTCCATGCCCATTTGTTTAACCCTTTTACAAAACCACTTAAACGAATACGGTAGCAGCTTGAAGTTGCCATTATAATAAGTGTGTGTATCTTTAGGCATATAACGCTTAAAGTTTTTTAATGTAATAGGAGAGTGTTCCTGCTCACTCATTAGAGTGGACAGCCATTGTATTGCTATAGCTGAGGCTACCTTGCGTTGCCTCTTTGCTTGTTTACCATTCATAAGACTTCCTCGACTTTTGGTTCGCTGACAATCTTACTAAAGTATACAACACCTTTACTATACTTAAAACCTCTAAGCCCTTCACCATTATTGGCATCAGAAAAACATTTATGTTTATAAGCACAGTACTGACAGTTCTTATGAATCTTCAGGTTTCCTTTTGTACCCTCGGGTACTTCTGACCAACAACGAGGAGGCATTACATCAGACTCTACTGCTTCCTTTAAGGATTGAATCTTCGAAGAAATATTGGGCTTGTCCAAGTCTTCAGGTACAAACATAGCAAGCTCACCACTTTCTTTATTGATGGCTAAGAAGCCTCCTTTATTTGTTCCTTCTGCTGCTTCATATCCTGCAAGCTGAGGCAAGTAACCGAACGAATCATCTTCAGGCAATGAGCCATATTTAAACTTCCTGAAGGCGAAGGAGGAAGCTGTCTTTACATCTACTACTTCTCCATCAATCTTACAATCCATGTGTCCAGTTATACCCTCTACTTGGACTGACTTCTGCTCGTCAGTTACAACATGCCCAGATAATCGGGCTAACACAAGAACAAGCTCTTCTAGGATATGACCATAAAGAAACTTAATCATTGTAGGAGGAGTAGGTTTACTATCTATCTTTTCTCTTTTATCAAACCATAGCTGCCTTGCAGGTTTGCCAATGTTAGACATACGCAAGGAGAAGTTAGCATTCCTTTCTTCAGGGTGCGCCCATTGTTTGATGACTGTCTTCAATGCCTCGCCAAACTCATCGATCTCTTTGTCTGTTAAATCCAAAGGCTTGCCTTCACATAAAGGCTCAAGCTTGTGATAAATATCTTCAACTAAAGTATCTAAACTTTTCATTTTTTGTGCTCCACAAATCTAAGCTTTCTAGTAATCCTGTCAAACATTACAAGCTTTATATTATATTTCATTTGTTCTTTAGTTCTGCTTCGACCAGAAGGATAAGCACCTTTTGTTTTAATATCTAAAAGAAGGAACTCATTTTTAGATTTATCCCAAGCAACAATATCTACTGCGCCATCGGAACCCGCATTTTTAAAAACTTCATAGCCATTGTCCCACAACCAAGTAACAGCATAGTGCTCTGCTACATCTCCTAATCTATTGGAACTTTTTTTAATGTGTGTCACTCCAGTTATCTCCTATCTTGTATTCCCCATCTAAAGGACACTTAAGCTCTAAAGAAATACCTGCTTGCTTTATAGCTTCCACCCCAAGTCTTCCTACTTCTTCTGCTTGATTTTCTATTACTTCTATCTGCCACTCATCATGGATATTAGCCACAAACTTCGCATCAAAAGTAGTAATATTTTTATCAAGTATAACAAGAGCTTCTTTCATTACAATAGCACCTGCACTTTGCAGTAAGCTATTTAAAGCAGCATGTGCGGATCTTACAAAAACTTTTCGTCCATCTAGTCCTCTTAGATACCCCTTTGTTGCCGCTCTCGATACTCTGTCAACAAGAGATTTAAATGCAGGTAGATTATCGAGGAAAGATTCTCTAAGTCTCTTGCCGTCTTTTCTGCTCCCTCCAACCACTGTCCCAAGCTTTGCATCTCCTGCTCCGTACAAGAGTGCATAGATGAATGTCTTAGCCTGATTTCTTGATTGAAGTCCTGCAGCACTTTGGTTAGCTGAGTGTATGTCTCCATTGAGTATTTCATTTGTAAAGCCTTCATCGTTCATATAATGAGCAAGCATTCGAAGTTCTAAGCCACTGGCATCTATACCAACCAACTTGTAACCAGAAGGAACAGTCCAACAAGCACGGCACTCCTTGCCATAAGGAGCATTAATGCTAGGAACTTGAGCCATGTTAGGGCCTCGATGGGTCATCCTACCAGTAATAGTACCATTAGGATTAACATAGCCATGCACCCTGCCGTCTTCTCCAAGTTCTTTGAACCAAGAGTTTATCTGAGACACTCTCTTTTGAAGCATAAGATACTCAGCGATAAGCCCTGCTTCGGGTATGTTCTTCACTGTACCTAGTACAGCTTCATCAACAATTGGCTGTCCTGTAGGTGTAAACTTCTTTGGCTTCCATCCAAAGTCTTGTAAGTATTCACCTATCTGTTTTCTTGAACCTAAATTAAAAGGCGTTTCAATCCTACGAACAATATAGTTTTTATCGCTCGCTACTAGCTCTTGGTATTCTTCACTTGAAAGCAGAACTCGTTTACTTCCATCAATAACTTCCGCTTTCTTAGCAAGCTTGCCGCTGTTTAACCTAACGCCAAATAGTTTCACATCCTGTACTTTAGGTTTGAATACTTTCTTTACCTGCTTCTCTACTGCTTCTAGTTTTTCTTGAAGCTCTGCTACTAAAAGCGATGTATGTTTCTCATCAAGCAAGAATCCGTTCTCTCGCTGCTTGTCTACAATCAAAGCAACATCGTGTTCAAGCTGTATTGATTTAGCACTAAAACCTTTCGCCTCTTGTTTCAAAGCATTGAAGACACGGTAGTTTAAATAAACATCACGCTCACAATACTTCATCATCTCTTCTGAATATCTATCGTATTCCTCGAACTCAATCTTAGGAACTTTTAAACGATAGCCCCAACTCTCAAGACCATGATTGCCTTCACGAGTAGGGTTAAACAGCCTAGACAATACCAAGGTATCGATTACTTTTTTATCTGATAGATCAACACAAGCAATCTTCTTGACCACAGGAATATCATAGTTAAGAATGTTATGACCTATCAGCTTTTCAGCTTTGCTCAACATGGAGTAAGCTTGGTTAAGATTCTTAGGGCTGAAGCTGTACTGCTTCTCTGCTTCAACATCATAAATAGAGATACACCAAATCACATTGGCATCAAGTCCATCAGTTTCTATATCGAAAACTAGCTTCATAGTATATCTTCTGTAAGTTCATCTTCTTCTTCAAGTTCAACCTCAGTAAGCCTACCTGTGTCTTTGTCATAGAGCAAGTGAGTAGCCATACCAACATCTCCTGTATATCTAGATTTCAATACTCTAACATGAGTAGTAGAAGCTTCACGAGCATCCTCTGATTGTTGGTTGCGTTCTAAAGCTATCACGCAGTCTGAGAGCTGAGCTATGCTTTGAGAGCCTCGAAGATGTGAAAGGTTTACTTCTACTCCATTCTCATGCGCTCTATTTCCTTCCATCCTTCTGAGGTGAGAGACCAGTATCATTCCTGCTCCTGTCTCCTCTACAATTGAACGTAGTCTATGCATGATAGTATCTATAGTTCTTCGCTCATCTCCTTCAGCAGAAGCTGACAGTAGCATGTGTAAGTGGTCTACAATTATCCACTGACAATCACAACCAATGATCATATATCTCAGTTTAGAAAAGATCTCATCTACGTCATTAGCCCCAAGATGGGAATGAATCCAAACTCTTTTATCTTTGAAGAGCATCGTCCCTATCTGATCAATCTTATCTTGATCGAAAGACTCACGAACATGATCGATGTAAAGTCTAGCGTTAGCCTCAATCGACATCAAGCAGTCTACTGTCTTAAAGTAATCCTCCTCAAGAGCAATGATACCAACGTTATCTTTTGTTTGTTTAACAAGCCAATGCTCAATTTCTCTAGTGATACTAGACTTTCCTAGTCCTGTCCCACCAGTAAGAGTAACAAGCTCCCCTTTTCTTAGCCCATATAACTTTTCGTTAAGCCCTGTCCAAGGATAAGGAATTGATTCTTTCTTAGGCCTGTCGTTGTACTTGCTAAATATATCTGAAGCATTCAGAACTCCGCTTGGTGTGTAAGTTTTAGCTTCCCACCAACAGTCCATATATTGACGGTGCTTACCTTGCCGAAGCATATCATTAGGATCTTTGAAGCCTTCGGGAAGAGATAATATCTTAGCCTTTCCCGGAGTAAAAAGCTTTGCCACCTTTCGAGCTGCTTCTTTACCCGGAGTATCATTATCAAAAGCAATGATAATCTTTTCATACTTCTCAAGAAACTCAATAGAGTTCTTTATATCCTTGGTTGCACCCGCCGCACCATTCTTTAATGATACTACAGGCCATTTAGAACCTGCTAATTCGTAAGCCGCCATAGCATCACACTCACCTTCAGTGATGGTTATGTACTTACCTCCTTCATCACGGAACAGCTGTTCACCAAACAGCCCAGAGCCTTGGCTCGTGCCTTTCCAAGAAAAAGTTTTATTAGGTTCTCTTACTTTGTAACCTCCAATTTCATTGGCAACATAGTAAGGGTAGGAGTGGATAACATCTTCTCCTTTAGAGTTTAGAACACTCTTGACTCCATACTTCTTTGCTGTAACGGCGCTGATGTTTCTTGTTTTTAACTCGTTGAATTCACCTTCTGAAGTACTCACTGTATTTTGTTTGTAGGT